GTTACTCAATAACGGTTCTTATAATTACTTCAATTTAACACAAGTTGGAGTTCCATATCAAGCCGCTAATGGTGCATCATACAATGTTACTGTTTATATATTAAATTCATCAGGAGCACAATTGGGGTCATATGCATTGACTGTTGCTGCTGGGTCTGCATTTGCATTTAGCTATGTAACAGTAGCACATCAATTTGCTGCAGGTGCAACATTTAATATTGTAATCGCAACATTTAGTGGTGGATTTTATTGGAACGATTATTATGCTAATTCTATTACTGCTTATAATGCAGTTCCACCTAGTTCATTAACTCCTGTACTTTCTTCTACTGGATGTTATTTATACAGTATACCAAGTACACCTGGTTTATTTGGTGGTAATACATCTTATGCTGGTGTATTGGCCAGAGGATATACATCTTAATTTATAAAATATGAAAATAGCAAAAGTAATAAATAATCAGATATTTGTTGACGAACACACACAAATGTTCCCAGATACCGCATTTCCACCTGACGGAACAGTTCCACAACCATTCATGGAATTTCATAATTTATATGAAGTTGTAGATAGTTTATCATATGATGTCAAGAAACAAAAATTGAAATCAATAACACCAACACTTATAAACAATAAAGTTTATATTGTTGAAGTGGTAGATAAAACCAAAGAAGAATATAATGCAGAATGTTTAATTGAAGTTAGAGAAAAAAGAAATGCATTATTGGCAAAGTCAGATGTATATGTCATGTCAGATAGATGGGATACTTATACAGATGAAAAGAAAGCATCATTATCATTGTATCGTCAAAAACTTAGAGATGTTCCCCAAGATTTTTCAGATCATTTGGATAATGTTTTTTGGCCGTCAATTCCTATGATTTAAATATAAATCTTGGTTTTTTCATGTCCAACAATGATATTGGGATCAATCATTACTTTGTATCCCAATTTTGTTATTTCTCTACACCAAGCAACATCTTCCATGGTAAAGTCAGTTGAACCTCTAATATTAACAAATTCAGGTTTGAACCAAGGATATTTCATGCTTTCAAATACACCTCGTTTAATCAATATAAATCCAAATCCTGTATAAACCGCAGGAAACAATTTACCATTTTTTTGAAATGATATTATTTGATCGGGGGTCATAAATTGAAAATTTCCATTTTGTTGAAAATAATCTTCATTCCAATCTTTGACGGTTGCATATGCATTACCACCATCCATTAGATATAATCCACTGACAATATCTTGGTTATGATCCAATAATCGTTGAAATTGTTGTGGAGTAAAGATAATGTCACTGTCTATCCACATCATATAATCATAGTCTAATTTACCACCATATGGCTTTTGATTTTCTCCGGCTAATATGTTTCCACCCAAACACATATTACGAGCGTAATAAATGTTGCAACTATACTTTTGGGAATAAATAATACTATGTCCTTGTCTATAACAGTATCCAAGTAAATTGCTCCAACATTGTAAAAATTGTCCACTAAATTCTCTGCCTGGTAAACAAAACAAGATTTTCATAAAATATAATAACTAAAATTGTACAATTATACATATATATCTTTGTTACAAGTTAGAAAGGATATTATAATATGGAAAATCAACTAGCAAAATTCAGTGTTACAGAACTAAAGGCATTGGTTTATGATGAATTGGCAAAAGCCGAACAAGCACAGGCCAATATTCGTATTCTAAATCAAGAACTACGAAACAGACTACAACCTCAACAAGGTGGAGTAGTAAATGCAGATGGAAGTCAACCAACAGTAACTTCTGCTGATTTCTCAGGTGCTCCTGATGCTTAATGTATGTCTGACCCAATCAAATTTACACAAGAAGAATTAGATGGTTTGGGTAAAATTCAATCCAAATATCAAGAAAATACTTTCCGATTTGGACAGTTATATCTAGATAAACTATCTTTGGATGAAAAATTCAAACAACTAACAGAAGCAGAATCAAGTTTGAAAAACAACTTCTTGGAAATTCAAAAAGAAGAAGAAACTTGGTTAAATGGTATCACTACAAAGTATGGTGAAGGATCATTATCGTTGAAAGACGGTACATTTATTCCAGCCAAAAAGTAATACAACAAACAAAATTCAAAACAACCCACATAATTAATTTTGTGTGGGTTTTTTATTGTATATATATAATTAAACATTTTAGGATATAATATCAATAAATTTTATATTTATATCTAGCAACGATATTTTCATATGAACATGGATCAATTTATTGTAAGACCAGGTCAAAAAACAACCGAGGAAAAAACACAGGTTATTAATGTACATAGAACTGTAAAAGGGTTCTATAAAGCATCTGTGATGGAACCTGATGCGACAGGCAATATTAACGAAGCATTTTCAACTGGTTGGAAACCAAACACAATTTTAAATAGTGGATTGGACAAAATTGCTTATATGCCATGGGCACAAACATTTCAATTTTGTTTGATTGGTGATTATCCATATACCGGCGCAGATCCAGCAACTGCATCATATGATGAAACAATGTTAAAAAGTCCAAAGAAAATTCATGCATTTTATTTGCCTGGTCAAGGTAATTGTGGACACGTAATATCTGGAAGCACAGTAAGATTATTCAGAACATTTGATTTTTATAAAGAAAATGACAATGTAACTTATACTGAAGTAGGATTTAAAGAAACACCAGCCGCAACAACATTGTTTAGTAAAATTCGTTTCGATCCTACAATGAGTTTGCATGCTGGACAATTTATGCGTGTTTCATATGAATTACGTGTAACTTTGAATCCTGCAACTGGCAGTGATGGTGGTGTAACACCAAATCCATTTCCTTCATTTACTGGATGGACAACAGGTTCATTAGATAAAGAAGCAATTCAAAAAGTAGGTTTGTGTGGTATTGATAGTGGAAGTGGTTTGGCAATTCCAATTGACGAAGGTGGATTTTGTAACGAACCATTTGCTCCAGGCCAATTAAGTTTCGGACCAGCATATGGATTCGTAAATAGATATTATAATGGTACAAATGTAAATTATTATCCTTACAACAGTGTATCTGGTTCTGCAACAGGATCAGCATCCGCATCGTATGAAACAAATCCATTTAAAGCTGTTGGACCATTGCAAGAATTCGACGCAGGATATGGTAATATTTATCAAATTCTTGATGCTGGTATTAGTGCTAGTACCACTCTTGCAGATGGTAGATATAGTGGAAGTTTCTGTGTTCCACATACATCAAGTTATTTACCAAGAAATTATTTTACAACCGATTTCATATATTCTTCATTGTATAATGTTTATACTGGAGTTTATGCTAGTAACACATCATCAAAATTTGGCAATAGCAACATTTCTACAGGAAGATATAATTCTATATCATTTGATCCAAATATCGGATATACTCCAGTTAATACTGCACTGTATGTTACGAATTCAGTATTCATATATCTGGACAATTTGTGGACACCTTATTGTAAATTAAGCACATATACTTCTAGATCTGGATCAACCGCTATATTAGCAGGATCAATTAATAATAGTAATTTAATCAATAACTATTTTTATGACGTATCTTTACAAACTAGTGGTGGTTTATCATATCCATTGTATCCTGGTGGATTAGCTGGACCTGGCAATAATACTACTGCTTCTGCATACGAACCTGATTCTTCAAGTTTTCTTGGCAGAACTTCTCAGGATGGTACTGGTTCTGCTCCTGTTGTGAGAAATAGAAAAGTTCCCGCATCATATCCGTATTGGGATGATTGGAATCCATTCTCTCAAACCAGTGGGTTGCCATCACCAATAAATCAACTATCAAATTATTGGGTTCGTGGTGCAAGCGTATTCTTATCTACACATACTGGCTCTGCAACACTATTTAGTTCATCTTTAGATAGATCTAGTAATACTGGCTCAAAGGTTTATTCATTTGAATTGCCTTTAACTATAGTACCGTACAATACCGGCAGTTATTTCAGAGATAAATATGCTATATTTAGTAACCAAGTTGCTAATAATATTGATATTCCTGCTACTTATTGGGCCACTGGTTCTGCTCCTTCTTGGAGAACAATTGGAATTGGACCTACAAGTTTGAATATAAATCCTAGTACAATGACAGATGCTGCTAAATACAATGGATATGTTTATGTACTAGAAAATAATCAAACCAAAGATAAGGATTATTCATTGAAAGTTGTATTTAGATACAGTTGGGCCAGAGCTTAATTAACATTAAATGTTATGGCATATCAATTAGTTAATTCAGGTTCAATTGCAAATTCTGATAGTGCAGATTCATTGCGTACATCATTTGCTAAAATAAATGATAATTTTTTAATATTATCAGGAAGTTTGAATTTTGATCAAACTCCCACTGGTGGTGCGGGTGTTTCAGTTGGTTATATCATTATAAAAATAAATGGAACAAATTACAAACTTCCTATTTATAATGTGTGAGATTATTTCATAACATATTTTATAAAAGATTTAAATCTCTTCCTCTTTCTTACTATAAAAGAGGAAGAGAATTAATTATCTCAGAAGCACTTTCGTCTAGTGTAAGTGAATCATTAAATCTAAATAATGCAAAACTTTTACCAGACAATTTCATAGAAAAAAGTAATTTTTATCTTGGTTCACCTAATATCAGTCAATTTTATCTTTCTGAAAAGTCTGTTAATAATTTGGTTTTAAACAATGTTGATTATTTACAGTTTGTTAGTGACAAATCAACAATATCATCCAAATTAAAAGATATTAGTTATGAATTGACTCCACCGACAAATGTACAAGAATCATTTGGATTAAGAAATAACAACTATACATTAACTCCAATTGCAAATATACAAGAATCTTTTGGATTAAGAAATAATTTATATGATTCTTCTTCTAATGAAACAGTTCAAAATTTATTAGGATATAATAAATTAAATTATGATATTCTCAATTTAAATAGTACACAGAATTTACTATCGTCAAAAAATATAAATATTGATTATGTAAACATAAATTCAACGTCTAATAAAAATGTTTTGAATAATATTGATTCAAATCTAATAACCACGTTGGATCGAAACAATAATAATCTAAATCTAAATAAGTTGGAAACAAATCCTTCAATATTAGATTTATCAAACATTAAAAATTCATTAGTCGGAATAAATCTTTATAATGTTACGTTAGATACTCATAATCAAAATTTAAAATTAAATAATATTGATTTATATTTTACTTTAATCGATAAAATAAACAATACAATTGGTCCAAATAAAACGGAATATAATAAACAATTAATTGATAATTCAACAAATTATGAAACATTAAATGTAATTGAAAAAAAACTTGCTTTAATAGATTCATCACAGTATACATTTAATATAAACGAGATTGAATATAAACCAAGCGTTATTGATAATAGTTTATTTTATAATAATATCGTTGGTGCATCTTTTGTTCTTCCAAACTATGATGTAAATAAAAATATATTATCTTCGAATGAAATAGTTCACAATTTATCTATCGCAGTAGATTTTGGAAATAATAATTTAACATTAAATAATCTTTCTACATTTGAATCCAAATTATTGGTTACATCCACTACTAATTCGAAATTGAATGAGATATTAAATTCTATGGTTCATATAGACCAAAACGATTTTAATATAAAAATAAATAATATTTCGTCTGAATTGACTGTTTTCGATCAATCAAATCTATCAAATAAAACAGGACGAATATTACACGAATTGGTATTATCAGATAAATTTAATTTTTCAAATAAGATAAATGACATTTTAATAAAATATGATTCATTTCCTACAACTTTTAGAAATAAAATCAATGAATTATCATATCTACAAAATTCAACTCCCGTCACATTAACATCCGATTTAAACAATTTATCATATCTACAAAATTCGACTCCTATTATATTAACGTCAAATTTAAATGATATAAAATACGAATTATCAAAAGAATTATCGACATTTGATTTTAATTTAAATGATTTATTACACGAATTATCACAAGAAAAATCAACTAATAACATTTCATTTAATAATCTGAGTTATGAACAGTATAAAGAATCAATAAATTCTAACATAAAGTCTTCATTAAACTATTCATATAGTTTATTAGATATAAATGACAATAGAATATCTACATCTTTAAATTATGTATATTCCCCGGAAATTTTAAATTTCAATATTGTTCCGTCTTTGGATTATGTATTTTCATCGGAAAATATTATATTCAATATAAGTTCAAATGTTGATTATACAATATTTAAACAATCGACTAATAACCGTTCAAACTTAAGTGATTTAACATATAATCTATCAAATGAAACCGTAAATGAAGCTATAGGATTGTCAGTTGATATCATCTCAAGTCAAGAAAAATCTTTAATATCTCAAAGTTTGGTGGGGACAGACTTATATTCTATTACATCCGATCAAGCAACCGCATCAAAGATATCATTTGTTCCGTATGATAGTTCTTCGAATTTAACATTCAATGGTTCATCATTAAGACACTATGTACGTCAAATAAATGAAATATTCTACATGTCTGGTAGTCAATTGACATCAAGTAGGATAGATTATCAAGATGATATAGAAATAATTATAATCGGAAAGGGTTCAACAACTACTTATAAAGATAATCTAGACTACAATATACCATATAAAGCTAGTTTTTCAATAAAAAATTGGCCACATTATCAATATAATACAAGCAGTTATTGGTATTTACCAGTAATATTGAATGCTTCAACAGATGATATATATTCATCTAGTGACATTTGGGTAACTGCTTCTTTTCAAAATGGTACTGATGTATTTACAGATCAATACGGTTTTGCGATAGATATATAATAAAACTTTATATTTATAATGTATAATTATTAATAATGAGAATCACGGATCTACCAATTTTGTATACAGCGTCACTTAATGACATATTATATGTTGTTAATACGGGTGATACTACTGATTTTATATCCGGTTCAAGTAAACAAATAACAGTTAGTAATTTCTTTTCATCAAGTGGTGTATTGGGTGGCGGAGGAGGCGGTGGTGGATATGGTACTTTGAGTAGTATTAATATTTCCAGTCAAAAGATTACCGCAAATGGAATATCTTCGTCATATACAATTACTACGAATGGTACAGAATCATCAAATGATATTTTTGTATTTATTAATGGTCTTGAACAAATTCCTACTACAAATTATACACTGTCCTCTTCAACTTTAATATTTAGTGGAATTCCATCATCAGGCAGCTCTATTGAAATAAGAAGATTTGAAGGATCAATATTAGTTACCGGTTCAACATATCCTATAACATCAAGTTGGGCAAACAATTCAATTTCAAGTAGTTATAGCTTTACATCATCATATTCTCTAAATGCGGGTTCATCACTGACAACAGGATCAACATATCCTATAACAAGTAGTTGGAGTAATAATTCAATATCAAGTAGCTATAGTATAAGTTCAAGTTATACTGCAAATAGTTCAACCGCAACCAATTTGTCAGGAGGAACAGTAAATGCAACAAATGTTACTTCAAGTAATATAAGTGCAAGTGGTAATATTAGTGCAAATAGTATTTCAAGTACCAATACATCATTCAATAATATTACCAGTAGCGGACCAATACATCTTAGTGGTAGTAATGCATATATTCAATTGTTTCCTATAACAAGTAGTTCAATACCATCAAATGTTACTGCAAGTTATATTTTTACAAATGATAGTACAAATGATCTTTATTTCAGACACTATAACGGAATACATACTAGCACAACCAGACTAAGTTGGTTGGACAGCAATATGTACACCGGCATATTATTTGGCGGAACACTTACTAGTACTCCCGGTTCAACAACATTTAATATTGCAAGTGGCAGTGGACTAATCGTTTCAATGAATGCTACCACTGGTAGTGATCCAAATCCTACTATTAGAGAAATTGATTGGGGGAATTATACTAATATACCATTGATTTATAGTGCTAGTGCACAAATTACTTATATTGGTATAGATAGTACTGGTCAAATAGTACAACAAACAAATGCTTGGGGTAGTAATGATATTGACCAGTGGGATACTGAAATACATCTTGGTGTGGTTTTACATTTGAGTGGAAGTGTTAGCACAGGCGTATTTAATAGTCCACAAATCAGTTATGGATATCCACAAAAGACTGATGATTTTGTTAGAGCATTTGGTTCACTTAAAATCAGCGGACATACAATACAAGCAAGTGGAAGTACATTAGGAATTACAAAAACAGGTGGTGTATCATTTCGTGAAGGTGCAAATTATAACATAAATCCAAATCATCCAAGTTCGGTTACCGAAAATGCAATAACCAGTAGCAAAATATTTCGGTACTACATGAGTGGAAGCACTGCTGTAATTGATACAGGTGTTGGCAATGCTGGATATCCTACATTAGATATTACCAAATATAACAATAATGGAACTTTAACTGCTTTAAGTGGTAGTGGTGCTAATCAGTTCACTATTCAAAGAGTATTTTGGATACCAAATAGTCCTACTAACGCATTTTTGGTGTATTATGGCAATTTAGTATATGGTACATTGCTTGATGCACAAAATGGTGTAAATACAGAAGCATTTACAGAAGCGCCTAATACTGCATTAAATGCGATATTGACTGCATATGTGATTGCTGAAGGTGATTGTACCGATTTAATTACCGCTGGCAAATCTACAATAGTTCAAGCCGGATTGTTTAGAAGTGTTGGTGGTATAGGAAATGGAGGAACATCACCATCCGCAACAAATCTTGATAGTTTGAGTGACGTTGCTATTTCTGGTGTAAGTCAAGGTGATTTATTAACTTATGGAAATGGTACACAGTGGGTAAATAGCAAAACATTAGTGGGGTCTTATATTTTATCTGGTAGTTTAAATGCAACTAATAGTATTACTGCTGCAATTATAAATGCTACATCAATTACTGGTAGTTTATTAGGAACAAGTAGTTTGGCAAGTAATGCTGTGACTAGTAGTTTTAGTAGTGTATCTATTAGTAGTAGTTATGCAAGAACTGCTAGTAATTTGAGTCCTGTTGCTCAAGATTTGACTCCAATTAGTAATTCAGTATATAGTTTAGGATCACCAACCAATAAATGGAAAGATTTGTATGTAAGTACCGGCAGTATTTACATTGGTAATATTGTATTAAGTACATCCGGTTCTACATTATATTCCGATGTTATGCCTGTTGTAACATTCAATACATCATCTGGGTTAATTGAAGTTGCAGGGATCACATCATCGTTGAGTTCAAGTTTTGCTAATACATCTAGTATTGCTTTAAATGCAATAAGTTCCAGTTATTCTTTTTCTTCTAGTTATGCAAGAAACGCAACAACGGCAGTAACTGCAAATAGTGCAACCAGTGCAAGTTACGCATTGACTTCCAGTTATGCATTTGTTGCCAATGCAGCAGTAACCGCTACTTCAGCAAATACTGCAAATAGTGCTAATGCAGCAACCAGTGCAAGTTATGCTTTAACCGCATCATTTGCATCAAATGCCGGTACATTATTAACAACTGGATCAACGTATCCAATAACTGCAAGTTGGAGCAATAATAGTATAAGCAGTAGTTATGTTGCTAGTACAGTCAATTCTACCAGTTCTAGTTTTGCAACCACTGCAAGTTATGTTATAAATTCAATTAGTAGTTCGTATTCGTTAACAGCTTCATATGCGCTTTTTGCTGGGGGTGGGGGTTCATCGTCAACATCTAGTATAATTGGACAAACATTTGTACCATCTGCTTCTATAAGTCAATTATCATTAACACAAAGTGTAAGTGACAATGATCAAATTTTAGTAATATTAGACGGACTGGTTCAATCCAGAACAGGCAGTTATACTGTTTCAGGTTCAACTTTAACTTTAACAGAAAATGCAGATTCTGGTTCAAATATTGATGTAAGATTTTTAGGAGGTGCATCAAGTGGAGGATCGACTGTTAGTAGCAGTTATGCTTTAACATCTAGCTTTTCTACAACAAGTGCTCCTAGAACAGCTATTTATAGATATGGTACAACAAGTATTGTAAATCCCGGTGGTTATGCCGATACAATTATAAAATACGATACGGCAGTAAGCGATTCAACTAGTTGGTATGATAATTCGAATGGTAGATTTACACCAAATGTAGCTGGCTGGTATATGGTTTGTGGATCAGCAAGAGTTTATGGTGGGTCTTCAAGTTCGGAAGGATATTTAGGACTTTTTAAAAACGGCAATAGAATTGTAAGCAATGGTGGTGTAGGATTTGTCCAAGGATCAATATCATTTTTAGTTTATTTTAATGGAACAACCGATTATATACAGTTTTATTCAAATACAAGTGCTGCTATTACAAATAGCGCATCATCATCTGCAACTTCATTTAGTATGGTTTATATGACTCCATAATATATATAATAATATGCCATTTACAAGATTACGACAATCATTAATTCAACCAAATGGATCTATAACAGGTTCTTTATTAGGAACTGCTAGTTATGCTGTTACATCATCATATGCAATGAATGGTGGCAGTGGTGGTGGAGGTACACCTGTTGTAAGTGTAGCGAGTTTAAATAACCAAACGATTCTTTATAATTTTAGCAGCAGTCAAGAAGCTACAATTACAGGTTTGACGCTCACAAATAATAACTGGGGAATCAATGTTGTAGAAGAATGGAACAGTGGTTCTGGTGACATTTACTATTCAAGCTGTAGTTTATTAATGCATTTTGATAGTTTAAATTCTGCAGGCAGATTTATCGACGATAGCAGAAATAATCATATAATAACTTCATCTGGTACTATTTCCCCAAGCTTTGCAAATTACAAATTCGGTGATGCAAGTGCGTATTTTGATGGAACCGGTGATTATTTAGATATCAGTGCTAGTTCTGCGTTTGCTTTTGGTACTGGCGATTTTACTATAGAAACATGGGTTGCTACAACAGTTTTTTCAACTCAAGGTGGATTTATAAGGAGAATATATATGACAGATGGACCGGCAGCAGGAGCGGCCGGCAATTTTCAAATATTTCTTGAATCATCAAATGGTAGTATAGGTTTGTATGATACAAATAGAATTTTTTCAGGAAGTGTTTCTGTTGCAAATGGAAATTGGAATCATATCGCAGTAACAAGACAAAGCAATATACTTAGATTATTTATAAACGGTACATTAAATAATAGTGCAAGTTATAGTGGATCAATTACGGCCAATGGTGGATTTCCACGGTCAAGAATTGGAACATTTGATAGTACTAGCGGATCATTTAATGGTTATATAGATGAATTTAGAATTACTAAAGGTATATCAAGATATACTGCAAGTTTTTCTGTTCCGACAACAGCATTTCCAAATAGTGCAACGCAAACTGCTACAAAGTATATTGGATTGGTTGGAGGGTTAAACGATACTAATGTTGATTACGGCATTGAAAAACTAAGTGATAGTTCATTAAAAATCAAAAAATTAACAGATACACAACAACCAAGTGGTTCGTTTTTAAGTTCATCAGTAGATAGAGTGTATGTTAATGTATTGAATTATAATAATATAAGTGCAGGTTCACCATTATTGGGTCAAGCATTTACCGCAGTAGGAAGTACATCCAGCTACGCATTATCAAGAAGTGTTGTAAATTCATATGAAATTGTTGTCGCAGTTGATGGCGCAGTACAAGCTTTCAACAATGCTTATACGGTTACTAGTTCAACCATTAATTTTACAGAAAATATTCCATCGGGATCTTTGGTTGATATCAGATTCTTAACTACCCCAAATGTTAATAGTGCAAGTTACGCATTAACATCATCATATGCACTTAATGGAGGCGGCGGTGGTACAGGCTCAACTATAATTGTTTACGATGTATTATTAAACAATCTATACGATAACGTTCTGTTAACATATGAAAGAAAACCAGAACAATTAATTTCAATTGTATCAAATGATTATGGTACACAAGCAGATGGTCTTATAACTATATCAACAGCAAAAAACATATCTACAGATACACTTGCCTCTGGTAGAACCGTAGCAGATGGTGTTGCTTATTTAGTCACTGCAATTACATCATCATCATCAACATCAAATATTACTGTATCTGGTTCTTCTGTAACAGGTGTTGCAGTTGGAGATGAAATGTTGTTGATAAATGTACAAGGAGACACAACATATTATAGTAATGTTGGCAATTATGAATTTCTGAGAGTGTCTGGTATATCGACCAATGTAATTTCTTTTAATTCTCCAGTTTCTAGATCATACGGTCAATCTGGCAATTCTGTATTAGGAAATCAAAAAATCACATTACAAAGAGTTCCGAATTATTCGACCGTAACAATTACGTCTGCTGGTTCATTAACTGCAAATAATTGGAGCGGATCTTTAGGTGGTATAGTAGCATTTAAATGTGACACATTAATTAATAGTGGTTCAATTAATACAAATGGTAAAGGTTTTAGATTTGGCGTGGGTGGTATTAATGATAGTGGAGCTGGTTGTACACAGTCTCCAACTCCATCTCCTGCAGGTGACAGAGCAGAATCATATCAAGGAGTAAACAGTGTTGCATTTTGTTCAAGATTAGGTAGATCCGCAACCACAAGTATTGGTGGAGGCGGCGGTGGCGGTGGTGGTAATAACTCTGGTGATACCGCAAATAACAGAAGCGGTGGTGGTGGCGGTGGTGGTGCAAATAGAACAAATGGATCAGCTGGTTCAAATTCATCATACAGTGTAAATTTAGGCGGTTCTGGTGGTACTGCATATAATACTAGTACTACACTATTAATGTTTGGTGGTGGCGGTGGTGGCGGCGGTAGAGCTGTTAATGGATCTGGTGGAATTGGTGGTTCTGGCGGCGGCATAGTATTAATTTATGCGAATAATTTTAACAACGCATCAATAATACAATCTACAGGAAGTAGAGGTGTAAACGGTACTTCATCAGATGACGGTGGTGGTGGCGGTGGTGCGGGTGCAGGTGGTGCAGTGTTAGTAAAATCCAATTATGTAAATTCGGTTGGAACTTTTAGTATTGCGGGTGGTACTTCTAGTTCAGGTGGTGTGGGTAGTTTATATGGTACTGGTGGTGCGGGTGGTGCAGGTGGTTTGGGAAATCAATTATTGAAATATACTGTAGCAAATGTATCTGTTGCATCTGTTACTGCATCATTTGAATCGTCAAGTTTAACAACAACTACTGCGGTTGATCCAAACATAGAAGATGGATTTGTTGACAATTATTATGTATATAATACATTAGCAACGGTTGTAAGTGCATCTTGGGATTCTATAAATAAGTCATATTATAATAATGTGGGGGGTGTTAACAGTTTAACTTCATATCCAATTAGAACAATTAGTAGTTCTGTTGTATATCCTTCTGTAGTAAGAGCGTTAATATTTGCTGAAAACAACGATGATGATCCTTGGGTAATAAATCAAGATTTAAAGTTTTATTTATCAAATAACGGTGGTATTTCTTATACTACTGCTAGTTTGATTAAAAGAGGTTCGTATGAAACTGGTAAGTTTATTTACAGTAATGATATAAATTTAACATCACAGAATACTGCTAGTTTAACATATAGATTGGAATTTAGTTCCAGCAAAGTTATTAATGTTTATGGTACAGGATTGGTTTGGCCAATTGATTTGACTGTAATATCATCGTCATATACATCAGCAACTGCTAGTTATGCATTTACATCTAGTTGGTCTACTAATTCATTTACCGCAAGTAATTTGACGACAACAAACAATTATACAGTAACAACTTTAAATATAAATAGTTCTGGTAGTACAGGTACATCAACTAATGGAACATTAACAATTACAGGACAAAATACCAAAGGTGGTAGTGCATATCATGATTTCTTATATGTAAGCAATACAAGTGCAAGTGTCCTAAATCCAAATAAATATTTCCGTTTAAATGATACTGGCAACTTAGAAATAATTAATAGCAATTATGGTACAAATATATTTACACTAACTGACAGTGGTTCATTACAATTGCCAACTGCACAATCTGCAAATGTCACACAATTAAGAAATACAGGTGCAGGATTAAAAGTTGGTAATCATGGTTTGCTCTTTGACGATGGCAATGTTCATTTACATAGTACAAGTCCTGGCACAAATCTTTGGTTAAACTGTTCTGGTTCTGGTATGTTTGTTGTAAATGGACAAAGTGGATCTACTGGTGGTATGTGTATTGGCACTAGTATACAAAAAGGATTTGTAACGATTGTAGGTAGTGTTAGTGCAGCAATTACACAACCATATGGTTATTTGATTAGTAGTGGCGCCGGTACCACTACAGGTACATCTCCAAATCCATATAGTCTTACATGTGATAGCAGAATCATGGCACAAGAGTTTGATGCGCCATCCGATGAAAGATTGAAGAATATTGATGGTGAAATACCATTAAATGAAGCAGTTGACTTTGTTAATAAAGTAATATCAATCAAATATAAGTGGAAAGATGGTGTAGATGCTGGAACAAAGACTGGTTATTCCGCACAACAAGTATATAAATCTGGGTTTGATCATTTAGTCGGGATAGTTAAAAAAGAAGGAATGGAAGAAATAATTGAATCGGATGGATTTATTAATCCAAAAGATGCTCAGTTTGTTATGAATTATGAACAAGTAACTCCATATCACAGTAAAGTAATTAAACATTTACTTGAAAAAATTGAAATATTAGAAAATAGAATATCACAATTAGAAAATAAATAACATAACAATATTTAATATAAGTAATACTAAATCAATTAAAATTATGAGTGAAACAAATGTAACGATATATGAGGATAGAGAATTTATGATATTCAATGTAAGCGAATTGAATCTTGTAGATTTCACTAAAGTACACGAAACTTCAATTGACACTGTAAGAAAAAGTGTTGACGGCACCAAAACATTTTGTAAATGGGATGGACCAACACCTGATTTCTTCAACAGTATGACAACAAAAGAAGGACCATATACTTATACAGAAATATTAACTATATTAGCCACACCAGAATGGACTGACCCTAATCCACCATTTTGATATATTTATATAAAATATGCCACTAACCAGAATTACATCACAGTTAATTAGTATTCCATCTAATTATCCACTAACAGGATCATTAAATGGTACTGCTAGTTATGCAACAACTGCGTCATATGCATTGAATGGTGGTTCTGGTGGTGGAGGTGGTGCAGTTCAAACAGGCAGCATTGCAAACCAAACCATATTATATAATGTTACAACTTCACAAGATAATGTCATATCAGGTCTAAATCTTTCAAGCAATAAATGGGGAGTAACAGTAGTTGAAGAATGGAATAGTGGTTCTATACCTGGTGACGTTTATTATAATAGTTGTAGTTTATTAATGCATTTTAGTGGTAGTAATGATAGTACAACATTTATTGACAATAGCCCCAATAATCTTACAATTACATCAAGTAATGGTGCTAAAATTACATCGTCTATTAGTAAATTTGGAGGTACAAGTGGATTTTTTGATGGTACAAATGATTATCTTACTATAGCAAGTAACTCAGTATTTGATTTGACTGGAAATTATACAATTGAATTTTGGGCATATAGTTCAAATTTCGGAGGTGGTGGTTATTTACATAGAGGTTATTATAATAATACAAATTGGTCAGGACTATCATTTTCAATTAGAGGGATCGGTGCATCAATAAGATTTTATTTTTATGCAACTACAAATGCAAATGAACAATATGTAGATGTTACTACTCCATCTAATAATATATGGCATCATTTTGCAATGGTAAAATCAGGAACAACTGGTACAGTTTATATAGATGGAACATTAGCAGGTACAGTTAATTCATTAAATACACCAGCGGCCAGTTCACAAACCTTGAGAATAGGTGTATGGGATTATTTTTCTGTCAGTCCTGGTGCAGAATATTTTAATGGTTATATGGATGAAATTCGTATAACAAAAGGTATAGCTAGATACACAGGCAGTTTTGTTACACAATCTGCGGAATTTTATAATAATGCAAGTGTTGACCAGTATGCAACTAAGTATATTGGATTGGTTGGTGGTTTGAACGATTCAAGCGTAGATTATGGTGTTGAAAAGTTAAGTGATAGTTCTTTAAAGATAAGAAAGATGACTGCAAGTGGTCAACCGCTTAGTGGTTCTGGTGCTTTAAGTGCTTCAGTTGATAGAGTATATGTAAATATATTAGATTACACAAATGTAATGGTAACTAGTAGTTATGCGTTAACAGCTAGTTATGTATTGGGAGGAATTCAAACTGGTAGTATTTCCAATCAAACAATATTATATAATGTAACTACCAGTCAAGAAAATACAATAACAGGTTTAGATTTATCAGGAAATAAATGGGATGTTAGTGTTATAGAAGAATGGAACAGTGGTTCAGGTGACATTTATTATCCAAGCTGTAGTTTGTTGATGCATTTTAGTGGCAGCAATGGTAGTACTACATTTATAGACAATAGTCCTACGCCAAAATCATTTACTGTTAATGGAAATGCACAAATAAGTACTGCACAAAGTAAATTTGGTAGTTCAAGTCTTTATTTGGACGGTACCGGAGATTATTTAACTAGTCCAAGTGTAAGTGATTATGCGTTAGGTACAGGTGATTTTACAATTGAATGTTGGGCTTATAGAATTTCAGGTGGAGATAATGGTATTTTACAATTATCTGCTACGGCAGGTGGATTGCAAAGTTATACATCACCAAATTTATCTATCAATACCAATGTCAATGGACGAGTCGGTATATATGCAAATACTACATATTATATATCCACTGCAATAAGTGGTAGTGTGAATACTTGGTATCATTATGCGTTGGTAAGAAGCAGTGGAGTAACAAAATTTTATTTCAATGGAAATTTAGTTACAGATATTGGTTCATCAGGTGCAATAACAGATACAACAAATTATACAGGAACTTATTTAGCAATTGGTGGATATTATAGTACATCATATTTGTGGAATGGTTACATTGATGAGTTTAGAATAACAAAAGGTGTAGCTAGATATACTGGCAGTTTTACACCACAATCTGTTGAATTTCCAAATCAATTACCACAATATGAAACAAAATATGTAGGATTGGTTGGCGGATTTAATGACACAGGATCAGATTATGGTGTTCAAAAATTGAGTGACAGTTCACTAAAAATTAGAAAAATGTCTGTAAGTGGTACACCTGTTAGTGGTTCTCCATTTATTAGTGCTTCTGTAGACAGAGTGTATGTAAATGTATTAAATTATAAAGAAGTACAAACTACTGCACAATCTGCTAGTTATGCCGTATCATCTAGTTATGCAATTACTTCATCTTATTTGACAGATGGAAGTCAAATATTAACATCCAACAGAACTGTTGCATTTAGTAGTTCATTTACCACTGCTCAAATGCAAGCATTGATTGATGCGCAACCAAGAAATTTAGGTGGTAAAACATTAACATTTCAATTTGCAGATGGTAATTATAATTTATCTACAGGTTTACAATTTGGTAGTTTTTCAAATGGAAATCTTTTTATATACGGAAATTCTTCAAATAATACTGTAGCAGCATCTAAAAATGTAACACTAAGTGGATCTGCACCAATTTTTATTGGAACCAATTCTACATATACCGAAGTAAATTATTTAAGGTTTGCAGTCAATACAAGTACATATCAAAACGGTTTAGCTGTAGAAAATACCAATGCAATAGTAAATTATTGTTCGTTTACAAATTATCCGATATCGACTACTGTCGGTTCGGGCAATGGTGTATTAGCACAAGGTAGAGCAGCAATTTGGGTAAGAAATTCTTATTTTACTTCTATGGATAGATATATAGTTTCGGTATATAACGGAATCATTACAGCTGACACAAATTCTCAAGGAACAAATTCAAATATAGCATATTTAGCATATGGAGGAATTATACAAGTACAAAATACAGGATTAACAGCGGTAACAACTTATTCAACGGCTGTAGGTGGTTTAATAGTAAGACCTAGTGGAACAACAGTAGGAACATAATTTTATGATAGTATTATATAATGATATTACAGGTGATATTACACTTAAAGTGGTAGAAGGAACAGGTGATGCGGAACCTGGACCAGGACATTCTCGTATTATATTAAATGATTGTGTGGGTAATGAAACAAATGTCAATCAAATACCTAGTTTTGCATTGAGATTGTGTCAAGAAAACAGAAAAAAAGAATATCCCTCTATTAGTGAACAAATGGATTATATCTATCATAACGGAATTGATGCGTGGAAAATTAATATAATAGATCCAATAAAACAAAAGTATCCAAAACCAAATTAAAAATGTTTGGCCGGATATATTAAATTCATGATATTTAATATAGATGGCACTCAATCAATTAAAATATGACCAATTAGAAACTGGGTCAATTTACCCAATTACCGCTTCATATGCAATTAGTTCAAGCGCAGGAAGCGGTGGAACCACTTTAATTACAGGTAGTTTATATCCAATTACAAGTAGTTGGTCAAATAATTCAATTTCAAGCAGTTATAGTTTAAATTCAACCACTTCCAGTTATAGTAATACATCAACTAGTGCAAGTTATTCAAGAAATTCATCCACTGCTAGTTATTTAGACCCAATATCACAAAGTTTAATACCATCCACTGGGTCTATATATAGTCTAGGTTCACCAACGAATAAATGGAAAGATTTGTATGTAAGTACAGGTAGTATTTACATCGGAGAAACAGTATTAAGTACATCTGGATCAACGTTATTTGCGAATGAAAGTCCAGTAGTAACATTAAATACTGCGTCTGGTCAAATCGAAATTATAGGGATTACTGCTAGTTTAAGTGCAAGTTATGCAACAATTTCAGTTAGTAGCAGTTTTGCTACTACATCCAGTTATAATTTAAATAGTATTAGTAGTTCGTATGCGCTGACAGCTTCATTCACATTAAATAGTGCAGGTGGAACAACATTAACAACAGGCAGTACATATCCTATAACAAGCAGTTGGTCAAATAATGCAATATCTAGTAGTTATTCAAATTTCGCATCAACTGCAACTAGTGCCAATAGTGCAACAAGCGCATCTTATGCTTTAACCGCTTCATTTGCATTAAATAATTCTGGAGGTGGTAGTGGAACAATAACTGGTTCTGCAAATTATATTTCTAAATTTACATCCGGAACCGCAGTAGGCAATAGCGTAATTTATGAAAGTGGAAGCAATATTGGTATTGGTACTACGGTTCCAAATAGTAAACTAAACATCAATAGCAGCGGTTCACTTATATCTGGTTCCGTCGTATTTAGTGTAGAAGGAACACAAGGTTCATTATTCAGTGTAGATGATAATCTTAGTGGTTCCTTAATGAGTGTAAATGATGTTAGTGGTTTACCAATATTGGAGGTATTTAGTGACGACAGACTTGTAGTTGGAACATATAATTCAAACGCATTAGTTGTTACAGGTAGTAGAGTTGGAATTGGTACATCTGTTCCGGTGGCTAAATTACAAGTAAGTGGTAATATTAGTGCTAGTAGTTTTACATCAAGTGTAAGTAGTGGTGTTGGATTTTTAGGTACATCATCATTTTCTTTAAACACTTCAAATGCAATTACTGCTTCATATGCATCTAATGCTTTAACTGCTTCATATGCGTTAAATGCTGCTAGTGGTGGAGGTGGTAGTGGAACAGTAACTGGTTCAACCAATTATATATCTAAATTTACATCAGGTACTTCTATAGGAAACAGTGTTATATATGAAACTGGTAGTAATATTGGTATTGGTACAACAATTCCAAATAGCAAATTAAATATCAATAGTAGTGGTTCATTAGTTTCAGGATCAGTTGTATTTAGCGTAGAAGGAACACAAGGTTCATTATTCAGTGTAGATGACAATTTGAGTGGGTCATTGATGAGTGTAAATGATGTTAGTGGTTTACCAATATTGGAAGTATTTAGTGATGATAGGTTGGTGGTGGGTACATATAATTCAAACGCATTAGTTGTTACAGGTAGTAGAGTTGGAATTGGTACAAATAATCCTATTGCTAAATTACAGGTGAATGGAAATATTAGTGGTAGCAGTTTTACCGGCAGTGTTTTTGGTACATCTAGTTGGGCTACTAATACATTGACTGCTTCATTTGCATCAACTGCGAGTTACAATCTAAATTCAATCAGTTCAAGTTTTGCTGTTACATCCAGTTATAATTTAAATAGTATTAGTAGTTCATATGCGTTGACGGCTTCATTTTCATTAAATGGTGGAGGTGGTGGAACAACATTAACAACAGGTAGTACTTATCCAATTACAAGCAGTTGGAGCAACAATGCAACAACCGCATCATATGCATTGAATGCTTCCGGTGGAGGTGGTAGTATAAGTTATATTACCGGTTCGCCTGTTGTTGGACAATATATTGTTGTAAGTGGAAGTGGTACTACACAATATACATTAACACAAAGTGTAAGCAATCCCGCACATCTTTTGGTATCAGTTAACGGCGTTGTTCAAAATTATAGTTCAAGTTATACTGTTACAGGATCAACACTTAATTTTTATCAACCATATAGTGACGGTGATGAAATTGATGTAAGATTCTTGAACGGTAACACTACACTACAAACAGGTAGTATTGCAAATCAAACCATTCTTTATAATTTCAGTAGCAGTCAAGAATCAACATTGACTGGATTAAATTTGACAGGAAACAAATGGGGAGTAACTGTTGTAGAGGAATGGAATAGTGGTTCCGGTGATATTTATTATCCAAGTTGCAGTTTATTATGTCATTTTGATAGTGTAAATTCATTCGGTAATTTTATTGATAATAGTAGAAATAATTTTGCAATCACATCAAGTGGTAATGCAAAATTGAGTGTATCACAATATAAATTTGGTGGAGCTAGTGCTTATTTTGATGGTACAGGAGATTATTTGGTATTAAATACAAGTGTTGGTAATCTTGGAACAGTTGATTGGACAATTGAATGTTGGTGGAAATCAGAAGGTACAAGTGGAAATCAATCAATGCTTATTGGTAAATTCCCAAGTGGAACTAATAATGCTTGGGGATTAAAAAATAGATTCACAAGTGATATCCTTTCATTTGCGTATTATAATTCTGGATTCGTCGATGTTAATACATCAGTAAATCCAAATGATGGATTATGGCATCATATTGCTGCTAGTCGTACAGGAACAACATTAAGGTTGTTTATGGATGGCACATTATCAACAACACATACATTACCCACAAGCTTTAATTTTGGTAGTGGAATTACAACTGGTAGTACAATCGCATACAACCCAAATGATAATTCATATGCATCTGGTTATATAGATGATATGAGAGTAACAGTAGGATTTTGTAGATACACTGCAAGTTTTTCTGTACCAACATCAGCATTTCCAAATAGTGCAACACAAATTGCTACTAAATACATTGGTTTGGTTGGTGGATTAAATGATAGTAATGTTGATTATGGAATTGAAAAGTTATCGGATACATCATTAAAGATTAAGAAATTAACCGATACACAACAACCAAGTGGTTCATTTTTAAGTTCTAGTGTTGATAGGGTATATGTAAATGTATTGAGTTATGATAATATTTCGATATCTGGAAGTATAACTAATGCAGTTACAAGTAGTTATGCTGTTACTGCTAGTTATGCTTTAAATTCAAGTGGTGGTTCTACAGTTGATATTATTAGTCCATTTTTATTGGCGGGAATGTAAAGTTATGAGTTTAAAAACAACATCACAAAGAAAATTAACAGGTTCTAGATTTAATAGTACAAATACTGTAGTTACTATCACTTCAGGATCAATTTTATATCTAGACGCTGGCGATCTTTCTAGTTATTCTGGTACTGGTACAACATGGACAGATTTAAGTGGTTATGGAAATAACGGTACATTAACAAATGGACCCACTTTTGATAATACATATAAAGGTAGTATAGTATTTGACGGCACCAATGATTATGTTAATTGTAATAATTCTTCAAATTTACAAATAACCCAAGGATCAATATCAGCTTGGGCTAAAACCACAATTACGACTGTAAATTACTACGGCATTTTAGTTAAACAATCAAACTATGGTTTATTTGTTTACGGCGGTAATTTAGCTACTTATGATTGGGGTAATGGAGTTCTTAGAAATTCGGGCGTATCTATTGCTGATGGGCAATGGAAATATCTAACAATGACTTTTACAACTAACACTGGTACGCCGTCTAATAATGCAATATTTTATATAAATGGTGTTGCTGTCTCAACCTTTACTATTAAATGGTCAACCGATGCACAATCTTTAATGGTAGGAATGGGTGGTTCTTTAGGTTCTCCCGGTCAATTTTTTCCTGGCAATGTTGCTATTGCTCAAGTATATAATAGAGCATTAACTGCATCCGAAGTACTACAAAATTTCAACGCAACAAGAACTAGATTTGGATTATAAAATTTTATATTTATAGAATATGCCTACACTAGGAAAAACAAAAGTATCACCCAGTTTAATTTCAACAGGTTCAACCTTTCAAGGTACATCAAGTTATGCAATAACCGCATCATACGCAATGAATGGTGGTTCTGGTGGAAGCGGTGGTGCAGTTCAAACAGGTAGCATTGCAAATCAAACAGTTTTATACAATGTTACAACTTCACAAGATAATATCATTTCTGGATTAAATCTTTCAAGCAATAAATGGGGTGTAACTGTAATTGAAGAATGGAATAGTGGTTCCGTTCCTGGTGACATTTTTTATCCAAGTTGTAGTTTGTTAATGCATTTTAGTGGATCTGATGGCAGTACGACTTTTACAGATAGTGGTCCCAATAATCTTACAATTACATCAAATAATGGTGCCAAAATCACATCATCTATTAGTAAATTTGGAGGTACAAGTGGATTTTTTGATGGTACAAATGATTATTTAACATTACCTTCGACAATTACATTTACTGGCGATTTTACAATAGAAACATGGGTATATTGGTCCGGTGGATCATCATTTGTACAATATGCAGGTATAATTTCTAATCGGTCAGGCACTGGCGTTTTTTCACCAATATATTTAGTAAATACTACTGGAAACCTAGAGGCCGGAAATTGGGGGATTTCGGGTTATGTAGTTTCTACACTTGCTATCACTACCGGTGCATGGAACCATGTAGCATTGGTAAGATCTGGTTCAACTATGCGTTTTTATATAAATGGTGTACAAGATGCTAGTACAGGAAATGTGTCAGGCACACTAACTGCTAGCAATTTAGCAATAGGATCATCAGCTATTCCGCAATATTGGAACGGATATATAGATGAATTAAGAATAACAAAAGGTGTAGCTAGGTATACAAGTAGTTTTACAGTACCAGATTCTGCATTTCCGGATACACAAGGAACGATACCCCAATATGAAACAAAATATATTGGATTAGTAGGAGGTTTAAATGATAGTAATGTTGATTATGGCGTTGAAAAGTTATCGAATTCTTCATTAAAAATAAGAAAGATGACTGCTAGTGGACAACCATTAAGTGGTTCAGGACAATTAAGCGCATCTGTAGACAGAGTGTATGTAAATGTTCTTGATTATACGAATGTAATGGTAACTAGTAGTTATGCATTAACAGCTAGTTGTGTTATAAATGTTCCTTCTGGAGAATCATTTCATCCATTTTTGTTGGGGTAAATCAAAATTTAAAAATATATATAGAATATGGCAACAACATATAAAATTTTAGGACAATCAAATCCTGCTTTAACATCCAGTACCGATTTATATACAGTACCTGCTGCAACATCCGCAGTATGTTCAACACTAAATATAGCCAATTTATCCGCAACAAATGGTACATTCAGAATCGCAGTGTTATCATCAGGTTCATCACTTCAAGCTAAAAGTTATTTGGCATATGATACTGTTGTACCAGCAAACGATAGTATCGCATTAACAATCGGTATGACGCTTGGACAATATGATAAAGTTCAAGTTTACGCATCATCCATTAGCCAATCATTTAACCTATTCGGCACAGAAATAAGTTAATATGAATATTAAAACATTAAGCAACTCTAGAATTAACGCATCTAATGCTGCAGCTAATACTGTAGATTTTTTGGTTGTTGCTGGTGGCGGTGGTGGTGGATATGATGTTGGTGGCGGTGGTGGTGCAGGTGGTTTAATTTATGTTACCAATTATCCTATAACAGCAGCGAGTTATACTATAACTGTAGGAGGAGGTGGCAATGGAGCATCTACGAATGCAGTCGCATCTAATGGAAGTAATTCTTCGGCGTTTAATAATGTCGCAATAGGAGGAGGAGGCGGTGGAAGTTGGAGTGGTATATCAGGCGCAGCTGGTGGTTCTGGTGGAGGAACTACAAGTAACACATCAACAACTGCAGCAGGAACATCTGGTCAAGGAAACGCAGGTGGACAAGGTGCAAATAATACATCTAATATAAATAATTATTCAGGAGCATCTGGTGGAGGAGGTGCTGGTGCAAGTGGTGGAAATGGAGCATCAAGTGGATGGACTGCTGCATCATCGACTATTGGATATGGTGGTATTGGGAGATTAATTGATATAGATGGTACCGCTCGTTATTATGCTGGCGGAGGTGGCGCTTCAAGCGATAGCGGTACATATTACGGTGTTGGCGGAGAAGGAGGAGGTGCAAATGGCAATGCGGGTTCAGCAACAGTAAATACTGGTGGAGGTGGAGGTGGAGGTGGTGCAGCTTCAGCAGGAAATGGTGGTTCAGGAATTGTAATAATTAGATATTATGGTTTAACTGTAAAAGCATCTGGTGGTACAATATCAAATGCGAATGGATATACCATTCATAAATTTACATCAAGTGGAACATTTACATATACAGGATAAAAATTATGGCTCATTTTGCAGAATTAGGATTTGATAATACAGTAATACGAGTTTTAGTAATACCTGACGAGTTTGAATCCAATGGTGAAAACTGGTGTCGTAGTTTATTTGGCGGAATTTGGAAACAAACAAGTTATAACGGTACAATAAGAAAAAACTATGCAGGCATTGGATTTAAATATGATGTAACTTTAGATGCATTTATTTCTCCAAAACCATATCCAAGTTGGTTTTTAAATGAAGAAACATGTAAATGGGAAGCTCCTGTTCCATATCCAAACGACGGAAAATTGTATACTTGGGACGAATCAACAAAATCTTGGGTTTTATCAGTGAATAAATAATTTATGTTTTACGGACCAAAAATAACAACAAATGGTTTGGTATTGTATTTAGATGCTGCTAATAGAAATAGTTATCCTGGGTCAGGTACAACATGGACAGATTTAAGCGGTAATAGTAACAATGGCACATTAACCAATGGTCCTACATTTAACTCAACAAATATGGGTGCTATAGTATTTGATGGTACCAATGATTATATTAGTTCTTTTCCTACACAAATATCAGGTGTGGGTTCAAAAACAATTTGTGCATTTATTTATCCCACAACTACTAGTAGAGCAGGTATATGTGGAATAAGAAATACAACAGATGGATGGGTGTTTACTATTAATAGAACTTCACCTGGAAATCTAACATATTTTCATACAACAGGAACTACAGCAGAAGTATCCGCTGGAATTTCAACAAATAATTGGGTTCAAATTTGTGTAACATATTCAACCGTTACATCCACAATAATACTATATAAAAACGGATATCAAGTAGGAAGTCCTACTACATCAGTAAGTAGCATCGTGTCATCAACATTCAATGGAGTAATTGGCGATGAAGACGCAAGTGTAGTTGCACCATTTAAAGGAAATATTTCAAATTTACAAATATACAATAGAGAATTAACCGCAACAGAAATATTACAAAACTATAATGCTACTAAAAGTAGATTTGGGTTATAATTATAAGATATGTCATTATCCAGAGGACCAAAAATTGTATCAAACGGATTAATATTATATTTGGATGCGGCTAATAATAAAAGTTATCCAAGAACAGGAACTACTTGGTTTGATTTAAGTCAAAATAGTAATGATGGAACATTAACTAATGGACCAACTTTCAATAGTGCAAATGGTGGCAGTATTGTATATGATGGTGTCGATGATGTTGTTACTTGTAATTTAGTATCATCAAATGCAAATAATATTACAGTAGAAGTTTGGTTTAAAGCTACTACTCTTCCTGGAGATAGAGGATTATTTTATAACGGAAATGGTGGAAGCAGTGGATATGGGTTTCAGTTTGGAGCATGTGGAGCAATAGCTACTACATTATATGTTTTTTTTGGAGGTATTAGTTGTAATGTCGTATCTTATGGTGGATTGGTGACAAATACTTGGTATCAAGCTGTATATACAAGAACAACCTCACCAAGTACATCAAATTTATTATATATAAATGGAATACCCGTTAGTGCAAATACAACTACAAATCCAAATACTCCGTCAGGAAATACACTTATAGGATCAGGATATAATGGAAGTATCTCAGTCGTTAGACATTACAATCGAACATTGAGCGCATCAGAAATATTGTTAAACTATAATATTACAAGAAAAAGGTACGGATTATAGTATTTTTTGTTACTATTTATTATATCATATGATAAAATTAAAGTCTATAGTAAAAGAACTTTTTGACGCAAATTTATTAGAAAATAATGTTGAAATAACAATATATTGCGACATGGACGGGGTACTATGTGACTTTGATAAACAATTTGAAAAACTAACAAATAAATCACCAAAAGAATTTGAAGCATCCAATGGAACAAAAGAATTTTGGAATGTAATTTTAAAAGATGGTGAAAAATTCTGGTCAACAATGGATACAATGCCAGAATTTGATTATTTTAAAACAGAATTAACTACTATTGCATCAGATGGTAGATTCAAATTGAAGTTTTTGACCAGTACAAGCGCAGCTCAAATATTGAGAAATTATCCTCGTCAAGAAGCTGTAGATTATATTAAAAATATAGAATCAGGTAAAAGAACGTGGTTAAGAACACATTGGTCAGGTCCAATTTCTATAATATTCAGCGATTCTGGTAAAAGCAAAGCCAAGTACGCAACTCCAAGTAGTATTCTAATAGACGATTTATCTCCTAATATTGAAGCGTTTATTGCTTCTGGAGGTAATGGTATCATTTTCACAGACGCACATCAAGCCATAGATGAACTAAAGGCTAAAATAAAAATATGAAAGTAAGAATCTATAACGATACACTAAATCCTAATATCTGGGACAATTTAGAATTAAAACCGGAAATTAAAGAAAAACTATTGCAAATAGGCAAAGATTTTTATGCGGATACAGAAACTGATGCGCCTTTGAAAGATATATTGTTTGTGGGTAGCTTAGCAAATTATAATTGGTCAGATACAAGTGACTTTGATGTTCACGTTGTAATAGATTTCAAAGATGTTGATGAAAATGTAGAGCTTGTTGAAAAATTAGTCAATGCGCTTAAATCAAAGTGGAATGATGAACATGATATTCATCTTAAAGGACACAATGTTGAAGTTTATATTCAAGATGTAAACAAAGAAAATAGATCAACAGGTGTGTATTCATTAATGCAAGATAAATGGATTAGTGAACCGCAAAAAGAAAATATTCAAATTGATAAAGAAAAAATTCAAGAAAAATATAATGATTTTGTCAGAAAAATTAACTCTGCGCTTAAAGCGCAAGATATTGATAAGCTTAAATCAATAGTTAAAGATGTTTATGATATGCGCCAAGCAGGTTTAGATAAATCAGGAGAATTAAGCACAGAGAACTTAGTATTTAAGATTTTGCGAAACAGGAATTATATAGAAAAACTAAAACAGGAAATTATAAACCTGTACGATAAAAACCAAAGTTTAAACAATTAAAAGCGCATCAAGCGCAATGCGTAAGCAAATTATACAAATAATTGAAAAATTGTCAACATATTTTAATTTATTATTATATTTATAACTAAAGGAATAAACAATTATGGCAGACCTACTAAATAGCAACGAGATCTTCTTTACTACATTTGAACCTAAAGTTAAAAATAGATTCATTTTGTATTGTGACGGTATCCCAAGTTTCTTAATTAAGAAGTGCAAGAGACCATCACCAAAAAGCGAAAAAAAGACTCTTGACCACATTAATATTCAAAGATACTATAAAGGTAAGACTACATGGGATGATATATCAATTGAACTATATGATCCAATTGTACCTTCTGGTGCGCAAGCAGTAATGGAATGGATTCGTTTAGGACATGAATCTGTTACTGGTCGTGATGGTTATAGTGATTTTTATAAGAAAGATTTAACCGTCAATGTTCTTGGACCTGTTGGTGATAAAGTAGAAGAATGGACACTTAAAGGTGCATTTATCACCAGTGCAGATTTCGGTGAATTGGATTGGTCTGACAGTGGTGAAGCTATGACAATTAATTTAACTTTGAGCGTAGATTATTGTATTTTACAATATTGATTTATTAAAAACATTCCTTTTAAATCCCAATTCCAAAAAGAATTGGGATTTTTTATTTTATATAAGGATATTTATTGTATATGAAAAAACATGTAGCATTTGCATTTGGTAGATTTAATCCTCCTACAATTGGACATAAGAAATTAATTGACACTGTAGTAGATGCTGCAGCAGGTGGTGATTTTTATATATTCACAAGTCAGTCACAAGATCCTGATAAAAACCCACTGGATTATCAAACAAAGGTAAATTTTTTAAAGAAACTATTTCCTAGTATACAAGATAAGATTGTGTATGATATGACAATCAAGAATGTTTTGCAAGCAGCAGATAAATTAAAGGCAAATGGTTATACTGACGCTACATTTGTATGTGGCAGTGATAGAGTACCAGAATTTACTAAATTGCTTAATACATGGAATGGGATGGATAAAACACCAAGATTTGGTACTTTAAACATCGTAAGTAGTGGTGAAAGGGAAGATGGTGCAGAAGGAGTAGAAGGTGTAAGTGCCAGTATGGCCAGAGAATTTGTTAAAAACAATGACTTTGAATCATTCAAGGGTACAGTACCAAACAATCCTCAATTGGCAAAAGAATTATTTGATGCAGTTAAACAGGGAATGGCATCATCAAAGAAAAAGATTAAGGAATGTCTTATACGACTTATCAATGAAATTTTGAATGAAGATGATGCTAAAATCAAACAAGCTACTAGAAAAACCAATTTAGCTTTATATCAACAAAGACAAGTTGAAAAAAGAGGCGCTCAAGATAATTTGAAATTAGCCACTACTAAACAAAAAATGGCTAAATCACCAGAAGACAGAAAGAAAGCTGGGGAAGAATTAACAAAAGCCAAAGATGCAGTAAAATCAAAAGATGATTTGGTTAAAGCTGCTCAAAAACAAGTTCAATCGTCTTAAATTAAATAAAATAAAAATTATAACTTTATACTATATATTGGTATACTGAAAGTTATAATTTATGGACGACTATACAATTCCTATTACAAAACCAGCCAGTCAATTTGCTGGAAATGTTTCTCAACAAAAACAAGAAACTACATATCCATCCGAAGTGGTTGATTTGCCAAGTCAAGGTCATTTTTATGATCATTCAAGTCCATTGAGTAATGGTACTATTAATTTAAAGGTAATGACTGCCAAAGAAGAAGATATTCTTACCAATCAAAATTATATCAAAAAAGGTATTGTATTGGATAAATTGATTGAGTCACTTATAGTAGATAAAGATATAAAACTTGATGATTTGTTATTAGGAGATAAAAATGCTATCTTTGTAGCTACCCGAAGATTTGCTTATGGCGATAGTTATGGACCACTTCAGATTAAATGTCCATCATGTAGAGAAAACAATGAATGTACATTCAATTTAGGTGAATTAAAGTATAAAGATGTAGATCTATCAAAGTATCCACCAGGATCAAATCAATTTGACTTTGTTTTGCCATATTGTAAGAAAACGGTAACTTGTAAGTTATTAACATCTGGAGATGAAAAACAAATTGATAATGAATTGAAGATGTTACAGAAAATTAAAACTGGTAATACTTCAGAAGTTACCACCAGATTAAGATACACAATTATAGCTATTAACGGAAATACTGACAAAGCAGAAATTAAGAAATTTGTTGAAAATGAATTTACTTCCAGAGATAGTTTGGAACTAAGAAAAACTATTAAAGAAATTACACCCGACGTAGATCTTAATTTTGATTTCAAGTGTGAACAATGTAATCATGAGGAAAGGATAGGTGTACCGCTAACGGTACAGTTTTTTTGGCCTGACTCCGGCAGATAAACTATTGATTCACGAACAAATATTTAGTTTATCATATCATTCTCAAGGTGCATTTACACAGGATATTGCATATAAATTGCCTGTGTTTTTGAGAATTTTCTATTTAAAGAAACTAATAGAGTTTAAAGAAAAAGAAAAAGAAGCGATGGAAAAATCACAGGATTCTTCAGGCAAACCGCTTTCAAGACCAAATATTCCTAGAGGAAAATGATTAAAAGTATTGTTTATTATATATTTATAAACATATAATTTATGGCAACCCCTTTAGAATCATTAACTGAAAGTCAATTAAGGTTGGAAAGAGAACAACTGCAAAATGCACAATCGCTTACTGATATTGAAAAACAGAGATTGCAATTTATTACAGATAGACTTTCTGCACTCGACGAAGAAAGATCTAAAACAAAAGATTTAGCAAACACTTTATCTAAACTATTAAAATTAGAAGAATCTCAAAATGAAATACTTAAATCCACAGTAATTTCATTCGGAGACATGGCAGACCGTGCTTCAAATTTATATAAAACTGTACTAAATTTAAAAAATCCTTCTACAATATTTTTGGAATTGTTGAAATTATCGGTAGATAGATTTATAGAATTAGATAAAGCCGGACAATCTTTTAGAGAAACTACTGGATTTTTAGCCGATCAAACATCAAATGTAGAAATTACGTTAAGAAGAACCAGTAGAGATTTAGCAACATTTGGAGTAAATGTTGAAAATGCAAATGCCGCAGCCCAAAAGATAGCAGAAACATTTTCTAGTGTATCTCTAGTTACTGATGAAATAGTTGGTCATGTCGCATTGATGGAAAAAAACTTAGGTGTTTCTGTTGATGATAGTACTGCAGTAATGCAAAATTTCATGGGTATTGGACAAATTAGTTCAACTATTGCCAATCAAACTGCGGGAGCAGCTGCGAGTTTATCAAAAGCAGCTGGTGTTCCATTTGCAAAAGCAATGAAAGATGTTGCTACCGCAGGTGGAGAAGTATTTAAATTAGTAAGAGGAAGTGTTGACGCTTTAGTTAAAGGTGCCATTGAAGCTAGAAGACTAGGACTAGAACTTAAAGATGTAGGGGCTGCAGCAGATAAATTTTTAGATTTTCAAACTAGTATAAATAGTGAAATGGAAGCCAGTGTACTTTTTGGAAAAGATATAAATTTTACTAGAGCAAGAGAATTGTCTTATGCTGGTGATTTGGCTGGATTAGCAAAAGAACAGTCTAGAATCTTAAAAGAAATTGGCGATTTAAGAAAACTTGATGCATTTCAAACAAAAGCATTAGCAGAATCAATGGGACTAAGCGTAGACCAATTGATAAAAATGAATGCTAAACAACAAGAATTGAATGAATTAAGAAGAAAAAATCCTGATTTAGCTGCACAATATGAAAGAGATTTGGATGTATTAAATACAACTAATGAAACATTAGAAGAAAAATACAAGAGAGAAATTCAATCAAGACAAATCGCAAGTCAACAACAAAAAATAATGAATGATATTCAACAAATTATGGTTGAATTAAGCGAAATATTATTGCCTATTGTTAAATTGTTTGTTGGTATACTGGTTCCAGTTATTAAAATTGGTGCAGCTTTAGTAAAATTTATTCTTACTCCTATAAGATTAATTAATGATTCGTTAGAAGGATGGTATAAAAATTCTGAAATATTTAGAAATGGTATTAATAGTATTGCTTCTGGATTTCAATCATTGGTAAATTCAATGGATACAGAAATAGGAAAATGGGTAGGCGGTATAATTGGTTCGATTGTTATTATAGGTTATATCATAAAAAAAGAGTTAATTCAAAATATGTTGAGTTATTTAAACCTTTTTAAAAAAATACCAATTTCTGTTCCAACACCCACACCAACACCCACAGGTTTAGGTCCTGGTGGATTTGGTGGATATGGAAGCACTGTTGCAAGATCAACTGGTGGTATGTCAGTTGGTGCTGTTGGCGATGCTTCTACAGGCGGACCAGCTACTAGTCCTTCTAGATTTATGAATTCGATGAAAGGAATTAATCCTGCAACAGTATTATCATTAGGTGCAGCATTAATTATGTTTGCTGGTGCAATGTATATTTTAGCAAAAGCTGGACAACAATTTAATACTGTAGATTGGAGTTCACTAGGTAAGATGGGTGTAATATTAGCTGCACTTGGATTGACAATTGCTGGATTAATGGCTACTGGAGTATTAGAAACTGCTGCTGGTGGTATTGCTTTATTGGGACTTGCATTTATTCCATTTGCGATATCCGCAATGGCTGCTGGTAAAGCTATGCAAATGTTTGGACAAGGAATTGAATCTATTGGTACTGGAATAAAAGATATAGCTGCAAATATGTCGGCTCTTGCATCTTTGGATGATATGTTGTTAATATTTAAAGATGCTAGTTTAATTCTTGGTATTTATGCGATGGCAAATGCTATAGGCGCACTTAATACTGAATTGAATGGTGTTGCTACTAATTTACCTGCGTTAAAAAATCTAGAATCTATTAGAGTTGGAGCTGGTGGTGGAAACGCTGAACTTGTTAATAAATTGGATGAATTGATAGTATTAATGAAAAACGGTGGTATTGCAGTAAACATTGATGGTAGTAAAGTTAGCACTGCTGTTGGAGTTGCTACAAAATTTAGAGGTGCATATTAAATAACTTGATATTTATAAAATATGGCAAATCTTAATAATTTAGAATCACCCGCTCCATTATCTACTACCAATACACAAATTATTGGTGCTGGATATACATTGCCATCTGGATTTAATGATTTAAGACAACCAGGTGAATTGAGTGTATTATATGCTCAAAACAGTGATGCAATTTATAACAAGTATAAGTTACAAACTGATAGTACCAATCCATTATTAAAATTTGGACCAAAACAACCATTTTTTAGTTTTACTCCTAATACAGGAACAAAAGGATTAAATTCATTAAAAAAATATGAAAACAGAGCTGCACCAATTGGTTCTGGTCCACAAGATATATTAAGAATAACAAAGTTTACAATTAGTGCAAACGGTGTAATTTTTGCTACTGCACAAACATTATTGCAAGGATTTAATCCGTTTCCTGAAACAAAGATTTATAATCCTGCAATGCCAATATTAGCTGCTACTAGTATTGCTTCATTGGGATTAATTGAAAGACCAACTAGATTTATTGAACCAAATGGTATTGGTGCATTAGCTGCTCTTGGTTTAAAAGGATCTTTAAAAAATCTTACTCCGCCAAAAGGAACTGTTGGCAACAGTAATCAAGCTGCATTATCAAAATTAAGTTTAGATGGTGGCAAAGGATTTTTAAGAGCACCAACTGCAACTGCGGGAGATAAATCATTAAAAACAAAATGGGTAGGAAAACAATCTTCCTCCGGAATTGCTGATTTCTTTAAATCAAGCACATTATTTGGCGCATTTACAAATCCTAAACAACCAAACAATCCTTTATACAGAGCAGATGAAGCAACATATGGTGTAATGGCATCCACCACGGCTGTATTTGAACAACCAACAGGAACTTTACAATATACATTTGATAAAAAAGTTATACAAAAATGGTATGCTGGAACAGATGATACTATAAGAAAAGGTGACACCGAACAAACAACAGGTGTAAGAGGTAGATATTTAAGACAAGCAGACGGGACTTATTTGATCATAGGAAAGACAGGTACCTGGAATGGTACGAAACTAGGAAAATTTCCTACGTTATTTGGTCAAGAAATTGGTCTAAGTCCAAGAGCGGATGCTTATGAAATTTACGGTAGAACAGTAGGTAATAATATTACACCAGATCAAGAATTTAGAAATTCTGAAATGTTGATCAATTTGGCATATTATGCCGATTTAAAACAAAAGTATACAACTAAATTCACCGATGCTCAATCTCAAAATGTTAAAGACGTAGAAGACAATTTGAAAAAAGTATTGGATACTATTATTAGTGCAGGATACAAATATAATGGATTAACAAATACTGATGTAATAGTTCAACAATTTTCCAATGAATCATATAAAGGTTATGATTTTATCAAACAACAAACCAAAGATCCATATTCACAACAAAGAGAAGAAAGTCCATTTAATTATCGTGGAGGATATCTTGCTCAATTTGGATTGAATAAAAGAAAACAATTGTTGGATGATCCAAAAGGAAAAGGATTAGCTGGATCAATGGCATCCGACAAGATAAATTTATTAACTGTTTTAAATGAAGAAGATCTTGGATTGGATAAAAAATATAACAGTAATAATGATGATATCATCAAGTTTTATTTCCATGACATTGTAAATAATAAGTACATACCATTTAGAGCTACAGTTACAGGACTGAATGAAAACTATAATGCTGATTGGACTAGTATTGAATATATTGGAAGAGCAGATAAATTGCAATCTTACAAAGGTTTTGCAAGAACTTTGAGTTTTAAATTTAACGTGGTTGCTAATACTGTAAAAGAATTGTTGCCAATGTGGAAAAGAATTAACTATTTAGTAGGTTTAACTAAACCGGCTAATTATACACAAGGAGGACAAAATAATTCTAATGCATATTCTAGATTTATTATACCGCCATTGGTTAAATTTACAATAGGTGATATATATAAGAATCAACCAGGCGTAATTAAAAGCATAGGTCTAAATATACCTGACAATTGTGTATGGGAAACGATTAGTGAAGAAACCTCTGCTACTTTTGATTGGAGTTATTTAAATGGCCGTATTCAATGGCAAGACAGTATTGGAAAAGTTGCACAATTTCCAAGAGAATGTGAATTGAATTTGAGTATGGATTTACTAGAAAAAGAACGTCCAGTTGTTGGAGGCGCTAATTTTGGTGATTATTATGTGGATACTCGTATGGGACCAACGATTCAAATGTCCGGAATGACAAATCAAAATGAAATATTGGACGAAAAGGGCACCGTAGATTCATTTTCAAAAAACTTATATATGAATTTCCCAGGCGGAGTAGTATTATCAACTCAAAGAGCTATAGATCAAATTAAAAATAATGAAATTGCAATGCAAAATGCAAATAATGCACAGGCAGAAGCACTACAACAAGAAGTCAATTCTTGGAATCAAAAAGCTGAAGATATACAAGATGCTGCAGCTCAATACAATTATCAATTAAAGATTGAACAAGAACAACAAGCCGCAAATCAACAAAGTATATACGAGATGTATAATAATACTGCTAATCAACCAACACAAGATTATCAAAATGCAGAATATGAAATGGATAGAACAGGATTATAATTTATGAATAGATATTCATTTGCAAAACAAGATAAAAGATGGGACGGAAAAAAAGTATACACTTCTTTGTTGTATCCTAAAATTCCGTATGCAATGAACGATTTGTATATTATAACAAATGAAACAACTACGTTTGATGCGCTTGCCAATACATATTACAAAGATCCAACATTGTGGTGGATATTGGCACAAGCAAACAAATTAGGAAATGGAAAATTAAGTGTATTAGCAGGTATTCAATTGAGAATACCACAAAATATTTCTAATATTATTGCAGATTTTAAGTTATTAAATTCATAAGTTATGGCAACAACACCAGACAATAGACCGTGGGCACCACATCCAATACCAAGTTGGGTGATTAAAGAATTTATAAGAAGACAGAATGATATTGGTTTTGAATATCCAGTACCCGTAAGTATTAATTGGGATGATAATGGTAATTGGCAAAACTATAAAGGTCCAATGACTGCATGGGCAAGAGTATTTTCGAATGGAACTGGTAGAGTAAGTGATAAAAGCAATTTTCCTATTAGAAATGGTTTTATTTTGCATGGAGGTGATGGATTTGATAAAAGTTATGGTGCTGTCAATAATAGAAATGTATTGGGATATGATTCTGAAGGTGTTGAACACATATTAGATTTATCAAATGATGGTAATTTTGTTTCATTTCCAAATTCGTTATCAAATGAAAATAGAACAGTTCAAAAGTTTTTGCCTGTTCCTGGCATTACATCTATTGATGCGGTAATACAAAAAGAAAGAATCAGAAAAGTTACGGTTAATTGGAGATGTTATGGTTTTGCTCAATTAGAGTATATGACTCCGTATTTTCTATCTCCAAAAATTAGTGCATTTGTTGAATTTGGATGGAATCATTTCAATCCTTCATCGTTACTTGATTTAAGAGCTAGTAATTTGGATAATTTGAAAGAATTGTTTACTAATAGTGGATCTTTATTATACAGTCAAAATATTAGAAACTCTTTTGGTTTATATGATGTTACGATGGGAATAATTAGTGGATTTGATTTTACTAGTCAAGACGGAATTACATATGAATGTAAGACTGAAATACTATCCAAACATGCAAATTATTCAGGTGTATTAGTTAATACGGCAGCAAATGTTTCTTCTGAAAAAAACAAGAGTTCAGTACAATCTACTTTTGCTGAATATTTAGAAAAAAGATTGACTAAAATACCAAATTGTATTTTACAGAAAAAAAATTTCATGGACCCATTGGATGATGAAGAAACAAAAGCAGAAAAAAATTCAACGTTTTTATCATCCACTTTTCCTTTTTATAAATTTGATGATGGTAAATATATAGATTGGGATAACAATAAACGTCCTGAAGATAGATTTTTCATGGGTAGAAGATTAGAATTTGGTGATTCGGAAAGAATGGAAGGAATGGCAGATTATGATTGGGATAGAAAGGATCAAAAAGATATATGGGTTACTATGGGATTTGTTGTAGAGCTTGCAAATGTATTTTTTAACAAACAAATTAATATCCAATTAAAAGATGCTAAAGATTATAATTTATATGAAATTGATATTGATAATGTAAAAATAGGAGCACATCCAAATTTAATTTCATGTGATGGCAGTATTTTATTAATTCCAAATCAAAAAGCACCCAAATATAATCTTGGAGCTATGTTTCCAACTGTAGATCCTACCAATAATGATTATCAAAAACAAAAATTTGGAAAAGGTGCAAATTTATCTTTGTACTTTTCTGAAAAGTTAGATACTCCATTTTCTTCTTTATATGATAATACTTTATTTAGAATATTTAGAACTGGATATCAAGCATTTAATCCTACTTATGAATCAACACAATTACAATCATTTTATGATTTTAATATAGAAAATAGCTTGGTTGCAAAATATAGCGGTAAACGAAGTGATGCACAAATCATAGAAGATAAAGCAAGACAACCTATTTTACTCCATGTTTTTAGAGATAATTTGGATGGTATAATTAATAGATTTATATATGATAACGGTCCTGCACAAGGAACAAGATCGTTTCCTCAATGGACAAATGACACGGAAACTGGAAAACCAGCAGGTTATTGGGGATATTTAAAAGATTTATATGTAAATAAAAATATACTAATTGAATGTGCAAGATCCTCAGAAACCGTCGAGATATTTTATAACTCATTGTTGGGAAAAATAAATGCGGCTGCTGCCAAAATATGGGAACTTGCTGTAATAGAAGATAGTGAAGATTCTGGAAAATTGAGAATAGTAGATAAAAAATATGTACAATATAATAAAATGAAAATCTATCAATTTGATGTGGGAGCATCAAATAATTTTATTAAAAATATTAATTTTACAGCACAACTTTCCAATGTAGCAGCAAACCAAGTAATTTCATCTGCATCATCAAATAAAAGATCAGATAATAATTCTCCAAATGGTGAAGTAAATTCAAATCAAATACTTCCATTTCCATATGGTGATAGATTTAATAAAGATGGTCCTTTACAATTGAGAAAAATAGACGAAAACTTAGAAAGTATAAGACAATTACAAAACAGTCCACAATCATCGACTGCAACAAAAGGTTCTTATATAATGTCTTTTAAATCGTATCTTTCAAGATCAGATTTAACAAATGCAATATCAGGTCCAAGAACAACTACTCCATTAAATCCAAATACTCCTGCATTACCATCAAGAGCTGCAGCTGCATCATTAAATGGTCCAAGAACAACTACACCATTAAATCCAAATAATCCTACCCCGCCATCAAGAGCGGATGCAGCAACATTAATGGGACCAAGAGTAACTACACCATTAAATCCAACAGTATCAGGTGTCGAAAGTGGATGGAATATAGTTAATTTGGTATTGCCAAATGATTCTTTGTTGATCGCATTAATGAATGATATGGATTTTACAAATAATACTAATATTTATGGAGGACAACAACCAGGATTTACGGTAGAAATGACATTACAGGGTATATCTGGATTAAGAACATTTCAATTATTTAGTTTAAAAAATTTACCAAGCCCATACTCTGAAAGAGAAATAATTTGTCAAATAGTAGATATATCACACAAAGTTGAAAGTGGTAATTGGACTACTACGATAAAAGCTGGTATTCGTTCAATTAGAGGACAATCGATCTCATTTACTACCGATGGTACAACTGAATATTCAATTAATATAATAAAATGATTACACCAGATCAATATCAAAATTTAGGTGGGGATATTTTATCAAATATTGTATTTCCAAGTTATTATAAACCAAATGTAACTAAAAACGATTATTCAAAGGGATACATCAATCGTTATCTTGTTCAAAAAATAAATGATTTTACAATTACTGAAGTAAATAAAGAAAATTATAATGGCATTTCTAAGAATTATTATAATAAATTGGTTATACAATGGATAATATCCGGTCCAAAAAACAATCAATATAATAATAAAATACTTGAAAGAAAAGGTGTTCAAGAACAAAATATACAAACATTGGTTGAAAATGATAAGAAAATGAAAAGATTAAAAAATTATTTAAATAATCCCCTTGAATTTTGGGGTGGTAAATAATTGACTTATAGTTGTTATAGTGTTACATTGTGTCAATGGTGTGTCTGGATAAACAATCCTATTCTAAATTCTTAGATTCGCATATTTCCTCTGATTTTATTCTTGAATGTATTCAATCAGATGAAAAAGTACATCCATGTATAGATGAATTGTGTATGGTATTAATTCATATACTCAAATCCAAAACCACATATATTATCAATCTAAGTCATCCAGATTGTAATGTCTTTATCAATAAAAAAACATTAATCAGTGATTTTAACAGACTTAAAGGTAAGAAATGGGTCTTTGATAAGAAAAAGTGTTTACATCTATTTCCTATCAATAATCTGTTTGATATTAACATCATTTTCTTTATTAGTGACGGTAAAGTTGAAGATTATAGTGAGTTTGATACAACTGCACATAATGTCATCAAAACTAAGTTTCAAAAATATGGTGAATTGAATAAAGCAATTCCGATGGTAAAACATTTGGAAAAGTTTGAAAGTATGTATGATGCGGTGTTAATTAGACTTAAATCTGTCAAGATCGATGATAGTTTTTATAGTATCAATAGTACCATTACAGATAATCTTAGAATTCTTGAACACAATGGGTTAAAAGTGGATGTAGAATTGTTTAATAGGCATTTTGAAAACAAAACGATCAAAGATAAGGATGGTTATGTTTATACACAATATAACCTATATACCGCAACAGGACGACCAAGTAATAGGTTTGGTAACGTTAACTATAGTGCATTGAACAAAGAAAATGGTTGTAGATCATCATTTATCAGCAGATATGGTGATGATGGTATGTTGTTTATGATTGATTATAGCGCCTACCACCCCCACATAGTTGCAAAGTTAATCAATTATAATCTTCCTCCAAACGCTTATGAATATCTTGGTAAACTATACTATGGTAAGGATAAGTTATCAGATGATGAAATCAAAGCGTCAAAGAACCTAACATTCCAGTGTATGTATGGTAATATTCCCGAAGAATTATTGGAAATACCATATTTTAAGAAAATGAGTGATTATATTGCTCATAGATGGAAATTCTTTAGTGAAAATGGATATGTAGAAACGCCGATTTATAAAAGAAGAATCACTAAAAACCATATAAATGAACCAAATCCAAACAAATTGTTCAATTATATCTTGCAAGCCAGTGAAACTGAATTTGGAATGCAATCATTGGTAAGAGTCAATGAATACTTGAATGGTAAACAAACCAAGGCTATTTTGTATACTTATGACAGTGTTTCGTTTGATTGTCATAAGAATGATAAAAAAGAAACATTGGTGGAATTGAAACGGTTGATGTCAAACAATCAATTTCCTGTAAAGTGTTACATTGGTAAGAATTATGATAGTATGACGGTGGTAGATATTTAAAAACAATTTGATTTTCGTGTATATATCAATATTTATATATACGAATGAATATAGATGAAGATGTAAAATTAAAAGACTTACAAGTTAAGTTACAACAGGTTGAGACTGTTATGCCATTGCCATTCAGTCAACAATTGAGAGAAAGTTTTCCTTTATATAAGATATTCGGCGAAAATGGAGATTATTATCCGAAAGAAAAAGACACAATCAAAAAGTGGTTAAAATTATCTGAAGAAATAGAAAAGATATTAAAGAGCATACAACAATTAGATAATCCCGCAATAATTACTGCGGTTGGTAAAAATAAATTATATCAAAATTATGCTGATATAAAGGCTAGAATTGAATTGGCATCTGGTACTAGTGTAACATTAGCAAATGTAACAACTACAAAACCAACCGGATTTATTCATCAAGACATCAAAAAGTTCTATGAATCATTCAATAAGAGTGGTTATGCCAGTAAAGATAAGAAAAAAGAAAACACTGCTGATGCGGTGTTGTTATATAATTGTAGTATATCAGAAATTCAAATTGCTTTAAAAGATAGAAAAGTAAGTGGTACCAACGAAAGTTTGTGTGAAATAACTGGTACTGGAAAGAAATTCGCAATGGTTTCTTTAAAAGCTGGTGGGGATAGTTACCGAATTGGTAGAATGAAAGGTGCTTTTGATATTTTACCGGACAAATTAAGTTTTTCAGGTACACCCGCAGAAAGAGAAAAATACTATCAATGGTTACAGTCACAACAACCAGATGGAAAATCAATTGAAAAAGATCCACGCAGTGTATTTAGTGGTGGTGCTCCTGTGTTTGAAGAAATTTATATTGGTAAAACATTACTAACTGAAATTGAATTTATATCATCGTTAAAGTCATCACTCAATAGAATTTCATCCAAAATTGGAGATTTGTCTGCGGAATTGACAAAAGGATGGTCCGATTTTATACAAAAAGTTAAAAATACCGTTGTTAAAATATTTGGTAATATTGAACAAAAATGTCAAGAAGACATGAATTATGCTAGAAATCAATATTCTAATATGTTTAATAGTTGGGATGCTATTGAAAAAGAAATTGGGGTTTTATCTGAAGCAAGAGAAGCGGATGAAGTATTGGTAAAAATGACCGATTCATTAAAGAAAAATGTCACAATCTTTATTCAACAAATTAATAGAATTCAACCAGATTCTTTATTTAGTACCATAAACGAAAAAGTAAGATTAATTGATAATAAGAATTTGTTTATGGTTCAACTTACTGGTACTACACCAGAAGATGTAAAACAAGTCAAGAATGCTTCTATTAAAGTTTATAACGATTACTTTAATCCATCTACTAAAGGTGATGTTCCGATGAACAAAGGTGCATTTAGACCAATGAACATCTTTAATTCTAACATTGCAGCAATTACATTTTATGAAAAGTTCATTGAACGATTTATGAATGTGGGTAATGAAGCTCAAATCAAGAAAGAATTTATTCAATTTGCAAGTCAAATATCTGCTGAAGCAATCTTTGGTAACAATGATAGTTTACCGCTTGTAGTATTTAATGGTAAGACAATTAACAGAATGGGAACCAAGTCTGAATTTTCAAGTGGCAAAAAGTTGATTGATGCAAGTGAAAATAAAGATTTTAGATTAAGTAAGTTTGAAGTAAGTAAAAATAAAGATGGAACATATTTCGTTGTATATTTATATATTATATTTGATATACGAGAAGAAGAAGAAAATGGAAAAGTAGAAGTAAAACCATTTTATTCTGCAATTGAATTGAGAAATGAAAGAGGAAGTAAGTTTTCTTTCAAAACAGAAATTCACCGTTCCAATTTAAGTGAAGAGGATGTATTTTAATTATGAACATCAAACGAATATTTTTAGAAGCATTAGAACAAGCAAGTACCGATATTTCAATTGAAAACGGTATATTTGATATTTCTAAACAAGAACATATTGAAGTATTGAGAGAATATTTGTTGAATTCAAATATTGATCATAACATTGTAAATCAATATTTGAATAAAATGCTTGAAGGTAAATATCCAGAAAGACAAGCATACAATACAAATGGTATTCTTGTTACATTTCCAACTCCTGAATACAAACAAAAAGCTATTCAAAGAGGTACTCATTTTGAAGAAAATCCAAAAAAGGGACAAGCCAATGTGTTTACAGGAGATGAACAACCAGAACAACCAAGTGGTCAACAAATTGAATTTGAACCACAACAAACCCAACCTGTTCAACAAGCAGAACCACAAAAATCAAAGAGTGATGATAGAACTCCTGAAGAAAAAGAACAAGATGCGGTAGCAATTGAGAAAGCATTGACTACTGAATATACTTTACAAGAAGCTTTAAAGTTTGGATTTTATAATAAAAGAAATAGTTGGTTTGATTCTTCTGGAAATTATGTCGGTAAATTGTGGAACGTTGACGGTAAACAACTAATAATAAAATAAATGAAGAACAAACAACTATTGTGTACATTTACCAATTCCAAAGAATATAATGACATTATTCAAGAAATAAAAAGTTTCTATAGTGTTATTAATGGTAAAATATTTTTACTCTGCAATGTCAACAACCCAAAAGAACTGTATGCTACATACAATGTTGACTTAACAGATGGAAATTCACTGAAATTCCGAAATACGATTAGCGTTCATAGAAAAAAAGACACAAACACACTATATACTCTGAATGCGATGAACAAGTTGATTGCTGAGGAAAACAATGGCGTTTTTGATAAAACGTTCCAATTGGATTGGAATCTCTACAGAAATTCAATTATTTTAACGAGCGAAGTATCTGTCAAAATCGTCTCCGTCAAAATTTTTGATATAATAAGTTGAAATCTTTTCGGGTTTCATATATATTGATGACAACTTAATTGGTTGTCATTAAATAATTCGTGTGAGTTATCTAATTAACTAATTAACTAAATTAACTAATTAAAAATTATGGCATTAGACATATCAAAATTGAAGAGTCGTTTGAGCTCTCTAACAAACCAAGGCAACAAAACCAATCTAATTTGGAAGCCAAAGCCTGGTAAACAAGTAGTTCGTATCGTTCCCTACAAGTATCAAACCGATAATCCTTTTATCGAACTAAAGTTCCATTATAACATCAACAACAAGACTTATCTATCTCCCGATAGTTTTAATCGTCCTGATCCAATCGTTGAATGGTCCAATCGTATGAAGAAGACTGGTAACAAGGAAGACTGGATTTTGGGACGTAAGTTTGAACCAAAGATGCGTACCTATGCTCCAATCATCGTTCGTGGTGAGGAAAATGAAGGTGTTCGTTTTTGGGGATTTGGTAAGAATGTATACCAAGAAATCCTAAGTATCATCAGTGATGTTGATTATGGTGATATTACTGATTTGGTCAATGGTCGTGACATTGTTGTAGAATTCCGTACCGCAGAAGATTCTGGTAAGTCATTCCCAGAAACTACAATTCGTGTCAAACCAAATGCAAGTGTTGCAATCGATCCTTCTCAAAAGGATATCTTGGCACAACAGACTAACATCATGGATCTATTCCCTGAATTTAGTTATGACGAACTAAAGGAAGTAATGAATGCCTGGTTGAATCCAGATGGTTCAATTGCTTCTGAAGGAACTGTTAACGCAATTGTTGAAGATGATGTTCCTACTCCTGCTCCAAAAGCAGCAGCAACAAATAAATCACCAACAGCTACCGCAGCAAAATCAAATTCGGATGATGTAGCAGCCGCTTTTGATAATTTGTTTAACAGTTAAAATAAATTGTTTGTAATGGGGTGGTAGTATATATTACTGCCACCCCTATTTTAGTTTTATATTATTATGAAAAAGAAAAATCAAGTTACGCAAGATACTCCTCAAAGAGATGAGTTAGTTGAATTACTCGCAAACGAGTTAAATAAAGCAAATAAAGATGGTGGTAAAATTGCTTATTTCTTGGATGAACAGGAAAATCCAGCAGAAATTAGTGATTGGATTAGTACAGGTTCTTCTATTCTTGATCTAGCTATTAGCAATCGTCCTCACGGTGGATTGCCAGTTGGAAAGATGGTTGAATTCAATGGTTTGGAAGGAACTGGTAAGAGTCTAGTATCCGCACATGTTGTTGCAGATACACAAAAGAAGGGTGGTGTAGCAGTAGTAATTGACACTGAAAATGCAGCTGCTCCTGAATTCTGGAAAAGTCTTGGTGTAGATCTATCTAAACTTCTATATGTTCAATGTGAAACCGTTGAAGATATTTTTGAAAAGATGGAACATATGATTGGAATTGTTCGTAAGTCCAATAAAGACCGTATTCTTACAATCATTGTTGATTCTGTTGCTGCTGCTTCCACAAAGGCAGAACTAGAAAGTGATCACGGTAAGGATGGATTTGCTACTGGTAAATCTATTATTATCAGTAAAGCAATGCGTAAGATCACTAATATGATTGGTAAACAAAAGGTTCTTACTGTATTCACCAATCAATTACGTCAGAATCTAAATGCTATGGCATTTGGTGATAAGTGGGTAGTAAGTGGTGGTAAGTCACTTGCTTATCATTGTAGTGTTCGTGTTCGTTTGAACAACACTGGCAAACTAAAGAAGGGTGAAGAAGTTATTGGTAATGAGTGTAAAGCAGTTGTTATCAAGAACCGTATGGGTCCACCACAACGTCAAGCTGCTTTTGATATTTACTTTGATAGTGGAATTGCTGATTATGGCAGTTGGATCAAAGTATTGAAAGAAAACAACTTGGTAAAACAAGGTGGTGCTTATTATACCTACAAGAAAGATGATGGAAGTGAATGGAAATTCCAGACCAAGGACTTTGTAGAATCAATGAAAACGGATAAAATTTTGAGTGAAGAAATTTACTTAAAGATTTGTGATGCTGTAGTCATGAAATATAAAGATCCAAATAGTATTATTGTTGATGACGCAGTTGTTGACAATGATGAAGATGCTGGTGTATCATCTGAGAATGAGTAATCTATCTGACAGTGAAAAAAAGAGGTTGTTTTCGTTATTCGATAATGTAAAACAAGAAGACAGAGTTGGCGGATTGAATAGATCATCTGATTCTGAAGTATTAATTGTTGATTTCATGAACACTTTTATTAGAGCGTTCATGGCCTCCCCCTCCCTCAATTCCAATGGTAATCATACTGGTGGAATTGCAGGGTGCTTAAAAAGCATTGGTTATGCAGCAAAATTAATCAATCCTACAAAGATTGTGATTGTGTCTGATGGCCAAGGGGGTTCACTGAAAAGACGGAAGATTTATCCAGAATACAAGAGTGGTAGAAAGACTAAGATTAGGCTTAATAGAGCTTATGATGATCTTACCACTCCAGATACAGAAGATAAAAATCTAAAGAAACAATTGTTACGAACTGTACAATACTTGGATAAATTGCCTGTTACAACTATGGCAATTGATCATATTGAAGCAGATGACACAATTGCTTATTTGGCTAAAGAGTACTTTAAGAATAGTAATGTTACTATTATGAGTGCCGATAAAGATTTCTTACAACTAGCCGGTGATAGAATTAAAATTTGGAGTCCAACCAAAAAGAAATTGTATGGTTGTGCAGAAATTCTATTGGAATATGGTATTAGTTGTAAGAACTTTATCAACTATAGAGTAATGGAAGGAGATAGTAGTGATAATATTGACGGTATTAAAGGTGCCGGGTTAAAAACTATTATCAAATGTTATCCTATTCTTACAGAAGATAAACAATATTCCTTACAAGAATTATACAATTACAGTGATACTCATAAAGGTAAGTTGAAATTGTATGATACAGTGTTGGAAAATAAAGACATCATGCAACGTAATTATGATTTAATGCAATTGCATGATACACAAATTCAATCATTCTCGCAATTGAGAATCAATGAAATTATGGAAAAACCAATCGTTAAACTTGACAGGTTTGGTTTTAGTAAATTGTTGGTGGAAGACTGTATGCAAAATAATTTTCCAAATAGTATGGTATGGTTAAATGAAGTGTTTGGAAAAATTAACTCAATGGTTCTGTAAATAATCTTGGTTTACAGAAATGGTGTGGTATAGTTGGTGTAGATAAATTATATAAAATTATGTCGGAAAAAATTATTGATAACCTAAAAAAATTCGGATCTGAATTCCAAATCAAATGTATTAGTGGTTTGGTGTCGGATAAAACATTCATTGAACGAATCAGCGATATCTTGGAACCAGATAGTTTCGAGACTGATGCTCATAAATTTATCGTTAAAGAAACGATTAGTTATTTTCTTCAATACAAAGATCTGCCAACCTTGGCAGTCTTTAAGGTTAAAGTTGATGGTATTGAAAATGATTTGTTGAAACAATCAGTTGTAGAACAACTTCGTTTGGTTTATCAAAAGATCAGTGATACTGATTTGAAATATATCAAAGAACAGTTTCTTGAATTTTGTAAGAATCAAAAGATCAAGAATGCTATTATGGAAAGTGTTGATCATTTGAAGAGTGGTCAATATGATAAGATCAAGCATGTAGTTGATATTGCGATGAAAGCTGGTATGGAACGCAATATTGGACATGAATACATGGTTGATATTGAAAAACGTATGAGTCAAATGGCTCGTAAGACTGTCAAGACTAATTGGACTGAGGTGGACAGTATTATGGATGGTGGACTTGCAGGTGGTGAACTTGGAATTATTACTGCTTGTGCAGGTAGTGGTAAGAGTTGGGTTCTTGCCAAGATGGGTGCAGAAGCAATGCGTCAAGGTAAAAATGTATTACATTATACTTTGGAATTGAATGAAAACTATGTTGGTCTTCGTTATGACGCTTGTTTTACTGGAATTGATTTCCAAAACATTCGTAACAACATTGATATTGTTAAGAAAAAGATTGCAGAAGTGCCTGGTAAATTGATTATTAAGTATTTTCCAATCAAGACTGTATCTGCTCATAGTTTGAAATTACATGCTGAACGTATTCAAACACTTGGTACTAAGGTTGATATGATCATTGTTGACTATGCTGATATTCTACGTCCATCACAAAGTGAACGTAATAGTAACAGTTATAGTGAAGCTGGTGGTATTTATGAAGAATTACGTGGTGTAGCAGGTGAACTACAAGTTCCTATTTGGAGTGCTTCACAGAGTAATCGTGCAGCTATGGATGAAGATATCATTCAGGCAAATAACATTTCAGATAGTTATCGTAAGATTATGACTGCTGACTTCGTTATGTCACTAAGCCGTAAGATGTCAGATAAACAAGCTAAT